AGCGACGGGATTAACCCGCCGCTGCACCCGTGCTGTGCTACTTCTTTGATGGTGAACAGTTCGGCTTTCTCGCCTTCTATCAAAAAATTTTTTATATTGTTCATACTTTAGCCACCTTCCATGTGATTCCATCGGCATCTGTTTTGTATTTGAACTTGTCGCCGAGCTTATATTGAATTACATTGAATGGCTCATTATCTAAAATGCCAATGCCGTTTTTCTGATCACCTTTGAAGACTCTACACCACATCTTCTCGTCACCTCTCTTGGCATCTTTAAACCAGACATACACCATACCTTTCCCCCATTTGGGATTCTTCTCAAATTTTTTAATGCTGAAGTAGGCTTCTTTTCCATGCTCCTTACATGAAAACATAATGTTGTTTTTCTCTGGGTGTTGCTGTTGTTTTTCTTTTGTCATCGTTTCTCCTTTTGTTTATCTCCCATGAACATAAGATGTTTATCTTGTAAAGTCAATACCCTAAATAAAAAATTTTTTGACATAGACGCGTGTGCGTGTGCACAAACCTCTACCTGCAATCCTGAATTTTTCCCAGCTCGGTACCGCGTACCAGCTCCTGATGGGGAGTTTATATTTAAAAATTTTTGGGTTTGGGTTGGGAGTTGGGAAATGGGAAATGGGGGCGACGAATGTCGCCCCCTAATTAATTTACCACGAACAGTCGTAGCCGATTTCTCTACCTGCTTGTAGTTGCTCTTTGCACCACTTTATAAATTTTTCATCTTGGGCTTTGTATTCCTTGACCTGTTCTTCTTGGAATTGTTGCCCCCAGAAAAATCCATCTGACGCAAAACAATCATAATAATTATTTTTAATAGATTCTTCCAAATCTTTAATCAAGTCTTCAGTAATATTAACACCACCTTGACCACCATTAAAACCCAAATGTTGTAGGTCGCTATGAGTGTTATGTTCTTTATTACCTAATTGTTTATTATATTGGCGTGCCATAAACACCTGTAGTCTTGCGTGCTTTCTCCAATAAAATTCCTCATGAACTTCACCGTTTGAATCACGAAGACCTGCGTATTGATCTAGTCCCATATTTTCTCCTTTGTTATTTGTTTGTCTTTCTCCCATGTATATAAGATAGGTTTCTACAAAAGTCAAATTAATTTTCAAAAAATTTTTTACCGAGCTTCGATCCTGAACGACGGTCCCAGCGTCCCTGCCAGTCTGATTTGGTATTATCACATATCTTGGTTCTTGAACGGGAGTTGGGAAATGGGAGATGGGGCATATAGGTTTCGCCATAAACACCGAGCGACTAGTCTTCTAACTACGGTGGGAAGCTTTTTCTCTACGCCCCAGATGACGGTAGCCCAACGGACAAACAGGAGCTAACAAGTTTGAGATGATTGAGCTACCATGACCACATATATATTATCCCACGCTGATGTCAAGCATTTATTTTTTTTATTTACCAGCTTCTACGCTGCTGGGTCCGCATCCCTGATTGTTTCTTCCTGCTTTTCTGAACGAAACGATAATGGGCGTTGGGAAATGGGAACTGAATGGTGAGCTTCAGGAGAGTCTCGGTACCGCTGCAGGAGAAGGGTCGGTGATCCGTAGTCAAAGAATGGTGGATTTGCAGTGGGAGTTGGGAGATGGGAACTAAACGCTGCTGGATCGCGGTCCCCGCGCCAGCTCAGAGTCGATGATGGTGATTAACAATTGTCCGTAGTCAACGGGAAACGGGAATTTGGCAAATGGGACGGGGGTCGACGGCTCATGGATCATGGCCGATGTCCACTGGTACAGTTTCAAAGCTCTCTCCTTGAGGGCCTTTTGCAAGATAAATACTCGTCCTCCCGCAAGTCCACGCCTGATAATCCACGCTTTTTGATATTTAGATAGCCCAAGCGCTGTACCCGAACTTACCTTTAACTCTAACCAAAAATCTACACCATTGAAACAGCCGTTAACGTCTGGAACTCCTAGCCCTACGTCGGTTTCTATTCTTTGAAAATGTACGCTTGGCAACGCTTTTCTTATTTCTTGAAACAGTTTTGACTCTTGTTTTCTCATCGGTTTTATCTCCTAAATTTATGTTTTTTTGAATGTAAGGTAAGAACCATTTATTATCCCTAATTATCTGTGAAAGTGTATTGGTTAAATTATTAACTACAAGCTCTTCGTCTTTCTCTACAGCCAAACAATTGCCCTCTGAATTTAGACCAGAATGATACACAGCGGCATGCATAACTTCATGCAATAGCGAGTTTGCCATAGATCTAGACGACTGTGTTTTATCTAATTCAATTGTATTTTTTACAGAATCGTACTCACCGAAACAATGATTGTCGTTATCATTAGAAGGTGAAACAGTATTAATTTTAACATCTTCGTAATTAACTCTTATTTTCTTTTTTAGTGTTGACACTAACAGCTCCTACATTAGTTGATATAAGATGCGAGTTATGTATTCTATGAAATGCGTCCCAGAAGTCTTTTTCAGTCTTCCACCGAATCATCTTCTTCGGCTTCAAGCTCAAGGATTTTGCTGTTTGGTATTTCATCACGTAACTCATTTATCTGTTTAATCAATTCGTCTTTTGACATTGCTGACAAGTCTTGAACCTTAATCTCTTTTTTGTCAACATACAAACCAACAGATTGTCCGAGCCTAAACTCAGCGTTGATGGCCGCAGCTAGTTGTCCTTTGTCTTCTGCTTTTTTGGATAAATCGTCTAATCTTCTAAGATGTCTGTAATGATCTTTATAGATCTTAGCAGCTGAATCTCTTAACTTCTCAATATAAGCCACCACATGAGGATATTTATCAGGATTCGTTAATAAACTACCTGTCTTCTCACAAATTTTATCAGCATAGCCTGCAGCTTTAGCCGCTTCTTTTTTAGTTACGTCTGGATATCTTGAAACAAAATATTCTGCAAATGTCCTTTGTTTTGGAGTCAAGTATTCTGCTCCTTTCAAACGTTTTTTTAATGCTCCAACAGTATTCATAATTTTCAAAACCTATATAGGTACAATAAACTAAAATTAGATATATACCACAAAAAAGGTCAGCTAACCAGTAGAGCTACCTATATAGTAAGCTGAAATTCAGTGTACTTTCAGGGTACTACACTGAAAGAATAAACGTTGGTATATAAGGATAATAGTCTATTTTCCTGTTTTCAGTGTACTATTTAGTATTTTTTGTGTTGTAGGTGTTTGTACCTTGTAGTACCTTATAAGAAAGCTGAAATTTAATAAATTGTTGTATTTTTGCCACAACTGTAACGTGTATGCAACATGTCTACTTTAGAATCATTCTTAGAACCATTCTAAACTATATTATTTGCCGTCGTCCGTGATCCGTGGTAGAGTATTGTATGATACATAATTTCTCCAATGAGTATCTATTGACATGGAGGTGTTCAATGAATAAAACTTAGCTGATTGCTCAACAATCAAGGCTCAGCGGTTATTGTTTGTTTTTCAACTCCCTTTCTCCCGCTGGGCCTTTCAAATAATTTCTCACTTCAGTAAATCTTTCTTTATTCTTCGCAATATGTTCACAAGCACCCATAAACTCTTGGTCCGTATAATCAAACTTCATTCTATTAACGAACCAACAACAAAACACCACGTTTCCTGCTTCATACGGCCTCGTAGAATCGAATCTATCAATAGATATGTTCGTCTCTGTCGGTTTACCCGACCCAAGCTCCCAGGTCATTGTAATGCCTGAATATGGACATTGAAGTCCAAAACGATCAGTTTGTTTTTTAAACATTTTTAAAAAATCAATTCGTGATATAGTAGACTTTTTACGACGTTTTTTTGGATTAACATTTCTTAAATTTTTAGTGAGATAATCAATATATTGAAACGGACTACTGCTATACTTTTTAATTCTCGCACTATTCAAACACGTTCGACACTCCGCCTGGAGCCGTCGTTTACCTGCTTTAAAATAAAATTCAGTTAAATTTTTGCGCTCATCACATTTGCTGCATTGTTTGGTACTGCTCCAACGATTGATACTATACTTTAAACTAAAGTCTGATTTTTCTTTTTCGATTATATTCTTTTCGCCAGTTGATGTATTCGATTTGCTCTCTTGTGAAGTAGACCTGCTCATTGTCTACCATACGCTGGTAAGTGTCGTAAACGTAAGTAGGATTAAAACCAGCCAATAAACAGACATCGTCAAAATCACTACCCCCATCAGAGAACCAACCGTGTGCCTTATATTTTTGTATAACCAACGGTCTTTCCATACCAGGATATATAACGTCTTCAAAAGCGCGTTGCAAAACAGCCCGCCATAATTTCTGTTCTGGTAATATTGTTTCAGACTCATATCCTGTTTTTAGCTCCTCATGTAACATGATAGTTGAATTAAACGAGGACTAGGTCAGAATGGTAGCTCTGTAAGATGACAAAAGAGATCACCTAGCCCTCATTTAAATCACTTAACTACGCGCAATATACTCGCATTAAGTTTCTCCTTATCTGTTTTTTTTCGGATCTGATCTAAATGGACTCTGAAGGCTAATCCACTTTCATCAAACCCAAAACTAGCTCCACAAAACAATCCGTACAGTACGGACTTGATCTTATTAAACTCTTCACGTGTAGTTTTCGACGCGATGAGCTTCACTGCGTTGTCTAGTTCAGCCACAAATACTCCTAAATTGTTGATTTTAAATAAAATATAAAAAAGAAAATGATTCGGTTTTTAAGTTGATCGTCAACTAAGGCCCTTATACCCTCGATTGAGGGTATTGACAAGGGTTATTTTACTTCTGATAAGATTTTTTTGAGATAAGCTTCTGGAGTCATTTTACGGTCCTTCGCCCGTCGTTCGACTTCCTTCTTAATCAATAGCGATATATACTGGCTAGGCCCTCTATGTTCCTTGCCACATAGACCTTTTAAAATATCGTAGTCTGGTTTGCGTACCGCAACTGATTTATGCCTGGTTATATTCATAATAGTCCTCCTAGATCTTTATTAATGAATTTTATTATTTTTTCTAAATTTTGAATGGAGCATTGATTAACATAATTCGTTATGGTTTTCTTATGCCTACCCTTCAATTCATTGTGCCGTCGTCCGCGATTCATTTCCTGTACTGTTCTAACTTCGGGTAATGTTTGATCTACCATTACTGCCCTCCACATATTCACCAGAATCGTCTCGCATTCTATTCAAAAAATCAACCTGCGCTTTTTTCTTCTCCTCTTCCAATTGCTCTTTAAAAAATTTACCATCGGTCATAGAAATCATAGATGGATAATCGTTTCCTCTGGTAATTTTACCTTTACCATTTTTTCTTTTATCCATAAATTCTTTTACGGTCTCTGGATGTTTGTCTTTCAAATAATTTAAAAGATCTTTACCATAAATCATAAAAGCATAAATGTTCTGCTGCCATGCCTCAATGTTATCGGCCCAGTCTTGAAGTTTAATTACTATTTCTTTTGTTTCTCTTGTTTGCATTGTTCCTCCTTGTTAATTCATAAATCCACGTATATCTTTAATAGCTTGTTGTGCGGTGTACCCAGTCTTTTGTTCAAAAGCTTCAAAGAATTTTTGTAATCTTTTTTGACATTCTGCATCATTCATTGGTGGGTCTTCGCCTACAATATGTTCATCTACTAAATCAGACACATCATATTTTTCTAATAGCATCTTAACCCATTTAACTACTGGATTGTTTTTATCTACGTTTTTACCTAAACTCATGTCAATCCTATCAGCATCACTATAACTAAGAACGAAATCGTGCGAGGAAAAGATAGCCATAACAAAACAAACAAGGCGACTAAAATTAATAAAGTCTTCATGACTTTGTAATTTCCGCATGGATAATCCTTTTGGCTAATGTTTTATCAAATAACATGAAACCCGTATCACCCAAGACTAAATTAATATCAGCCATTTGAGTTGCAATGATGTCAATAAAATCTTCATCTTTGAATTCAGAATCCTTAACAGTTTTAATTAAACTATCAACTTTAGAATTTAATTCTTTCCAACTATAAACATTCATCTTTAGTTTCAATTTACTTTCCAAAAAGTTATTTTTTGTTTTACGGTACTGAGCAACGTATCAAATACTTTTTGCAATCTTGTATGATCGTCCATTGTAATTATTTCAACTGGTTTTGAATTAACGAACAATCGAATTTGTTTTGCATCTTTGTTTAACTCAACAGAGAAGTTTGGATTATCAGAGTCCATAACACTAAGCCTTGATCCGTGATCCGTCGTTGTTACTTCTTGTTGCGTTATACTTTGTTCAGCTACCAATTTCTTCATATCCCATGAATATAGTATTGACACTGCCATTGTCAAGCATTAAAATAACTCGTAAGGTAGCTCATGAAATTTATTTTAATTTTACACGTCTGTAGTTTATTAAACCAAACATGTCCAGGTTCAATGTATCCACGTGAAATTTACCCTTCTCACTACGATTGTGCGATAGCAGGATATACCCAAGCAAAAGAATCATTTGAAAAACTGCCAAAAGACGTTGTAAATCAACAAAAATTAGCTATTAAATTTGAATGTAGACAACTTCAAAGTAGTTGACATTATCTCCCATAACCATTAATCTACATACATGAAGTCTTATCTTTTTTGTATTCGGTACGCTGGAAAGTACTACGAAAAGGTAGTCCAGGCCGAGACAGATGAAGATGCTAAACAAGGACTTCTGGAAGCGGTAGATCGAGGAGATCCGTTTGATAAGGTTGAAGATGAACCAATGTATCGACCCGACTACTGTTTTGTAACTTTTGAGGAGGTCAAAGATGTTACAAAAGTTAATATCGGAGAAACTTCAGTTGGAGTCTCAATGGGCCAACAAAGCGTTAGCACAGGGTAGAGTCACA